TGAACGCGCTCCCAATCGCAGCGTACGGATCCGGCTTCTGCGCCATCGTGCCGAGGTAGAGGTTGATGAGCCCTTGGCGGTTCGAGAACTCCTGCGTCGCGCGCTGGCCGAGGAAGTTCGCCAAGTTTCCCTGCGCGCTTGCGACCGCGCCGCCCTCTTGCGTGCGCAGGCTGGCGAACATGGCCCCGAGCTTCTCGTCAACGTCCGCGAGCGCGCGCGAGGTCTGCGTGCTGATGCCGGTGCGCGCGTTGTCGAGCACGGTGCTGGATCCGAGTCCGCGCGAAGTGAGCGAGGACAGCGTGCTCGCGAGCGCCTGCTTGCCGCCCGTCGTGACGTTGCGGCGCGCTGCGTTGCCGTAGCTGGACAGATCCGCGCGCGCCAGTCCGAAGCTCTTATTGAGACCCGAGATGACGCCCTCGAACGCGCCTTGCGCTCGGTCCATCCCAAGGCCGAAGTCGGCCATTCCGCGCCGGTAGCGGGAAATGGCGTTGTGGCGTTCTTCGACTTGCTGTCGGTAGGCGTCGTGCTTGGATCCGAGCGATCCGATGGACGACAGAGCGCCCGCAGCCAATAGAGGGTTGATCGGCATAGCTTCAGCTCCAGGTTCCCCGTTCGGTCACAGTATCCGCTCCGATCTCGACAAGTTCAAAGAACGTCCCGGACTCGACCGTGATCGTCGTTGTCGCCGAAATGCTCGTGGCGAACTGCGGGATCAGCGTGCCGCCCGTCCCGATGCGAACGACGCCTTGAATGTAGGCCCAGCTCACGTTGGCCGATGGGGCTGCCGTCACGAGCGCTGTCGAGTTGCGCCAGCTCGAAGTCTGAGCGGTTCCGTTCGTGTTTGCAGACGCGCTCTGGCCGATCGAGTAGGCCAAGATCGACGACACAGTAGCCGTGCCTCCAAAGCCCGTTGACAGCGCCCCGGTGTTGTCTCGCGTGACAGCGATCAGCCCACGGAAGAAGTACGTCTTGTTTGCGGTCAGAGTCACCGCGCCCGCCGTTGGGAACCAAGGCTGCGCAGTCGTGATTCCTGCCGTAGCCGCCGCGCCGGCGCTTAGCACCTTGAACCAGCCATGAACCGGGCCGGTTGCGTGCGCCGCAACAACCCCACTGGCCTCGAAATCGCCTGTGTCCGCCTCCGCCGCAGACCCCAACTGAAGGTAGACGCGCTGGTCGGCAGCCGTCGGTTCCTTGAGGAAGTTGACCCCTTGCGGATCAACCGCAATCTCTTCCAGCGGTCCAGCGCCGGCCGTCTCACGCCCGATGAGCACCGTGGGCGCAGCAACCGGCTCCAGCTTCTCCAGCCCCAACGCCCCATCCGGCACGCTCGCGTACACCCGCTTGGGGTCGCGCGTGCTCCACTCGACAGTGTCCGAGTCGGCCAACACGCGGCTACCGGGCAGGCTCAGGTCGCGCTTAGCAAGCACGTACTCCGTCGGGGGCGACAGCAGCGGCAATGGCGCACCCAGCCCGCCACCGCTCGCGCCCGACGTGGCTGCTTGGGAGCCCGCAGGCTGCGCGCTGGCGGCGGGAGTGCTCTGAGCCCCGCTGACCTGCTCGGACGCAGCACGCGCCCGCACAGCGCCAAGGCGCGACCCACGCTCACCCATGAGCGGGTCGCCGCCGTACACGCGCGGGAGCTTGTCGGTGGACTTGATGCGCCGCTTAGCCATATAGGCTCCAGCGGCGTCCGGCCGGGTAGGCGTCGATGGTGCCGCGCTCATACGCCCAACGCATACCGGGCGCAGCGTTGCGTAGACGGACCCAGCAGTAGTTGCCGCGCACGCCGATCCGGCGCGTTGGGTTGTCTCCAGGGTACAGCTCGACCGAATCCTGAGGGGCGAACGCCGCGTCAGGCGTCGCGCCCGAGCCCAGCTCAAGCCAGCACCCGCCTTGGTCGTCCGCAAGCGTGACGCGCGGGTCGCGCAGCCGCAGCGCGCCCTCCGGCGTCGCAAACGGCCCGATCGTCACCCACGAGTCGATGGTCCGCCCGTCGTCGCTCGCGGCGTTGCGGTTCACGCGCCGCACCCACCCGTCCTCACACCCGATGACCGTCACGCGGTCGTCAGGGCTGTCTGAGTCGAACACTGTTGCGCACGTCGGCTGGATGCCGGCGGCGCTGAACTTGTCCTGGTGCCACGAGTTGGTCTGCTTCGACCACGCCCAGTGCGCAGCCGTGATCGACCCGGTCGTGCGCGCGCACATGAACACGCGCAGCTCGCGCAAGTCCTCGTCCCACACGAGCGTCGGGTTGAACGCCGCGAGGTCTACGTCCTGCATCCGGCGGTCGATCGTGTCGGTCGTGAGCTTGCGGATCTCGCCGCCGGGCGACATCGCGTACACCCCGCCGCGCTGGCCGAAGAAGTAAACCAAACCCTCGGCGTCCTTGGCCCAGCTTGAACCGAACGCCATGCCAGTTACGTCGCTGGCGAGCACGAGCGTCCCGTTCTCCATCGGGTCGCCCCACATCATGTAGACCGTGTGGTCGCAACCGATGATGAGCCGCTCGCGGTCGTAGGGGATGACCGTGGTGATGACATCCGGCACGCGACCGATCTGGGCCTCGTTGCCGATGACTGCTTGCGTCGCAAGCGGGCTGTCAGGCGGGAAAAAGTTCCAACCGTTCGGGTTGCCCGCCTCGCTCATTTGCCAGTTCTGCGGATCTTCGTCGCCGCGCGCAAGCACCATGCGACCGCGCCAGAACGTCAGCAGCTTGTAGCGCGGCACGATGCTGCCGCCATCCTCCGCAGTCCAGCGCGACACGACGCCCGTGCGCGGGTCATAGACGCGGTAGTTGATCCCGTCCGTGAAGTACGCCTTGCCGAAGGCGTTCACCGCCGACACGTACCGCGCGTTGGGCGCAAGCGCTCCAGATCCGACCGTCTGCACCGAGCCATGCGCGAAGCGCACAATCGCCCCCGACGACACGCCAAGGTATTGCACCGCCCGCGGCGCGGCGTCGTTGGGCGAAGCGTTGACGAGGCGCACCGCCTGCACGCTCGTCTGCGCAGAGCCAGAGACTTCGACGCCCAGCGCGACAAGCTCCGGCCGCGTGACCGTGCTTACGTTGCCCGTGTAGTCAGGCTGGCGCGGGTCAATCGACACGCACGTCCCGTCGCGCACGGTTCCGGTGTTGGCTTGGTAGGCGAGGAACGGCTGCGCAAGCGAGGCCACCACGTCGCCGGCCGCAGTAAGCGCGACCAGCGAGTAGCGCGTGCCAGCGAAGATCTTCGGACCGTTCCAAGGGACGTATACGTTGTCGTACTCGTCCACGTCGATGATCGGATACGAGTAGTTATAGTCCTGGGTAAGGGCGCCGGTGTCGAAGATGTAGTAGCTCCAGCGGCTCGCAACTGAGCTTCCGTTGTCGGCCAGCTTTCGCACTGCCGCAGCGTTTGTTCCGCTAGTAGAAACCGTCCCGCTGTCGTTCCGCTGCCGCTGGCCCACGGTGTAGAACTCACCCACCGAATTGAGCCTTACCGCGTATCCCATGCCGCCGCCGTACGCGACCCACTTGCACTCACCCAGCGGCGGAGCCCACTTGACCGTCTGGCCTTGGTCGCGCAGCAGGTCGCGGTCGATCGTGTCAGCGCCGCGACCGTTGGGGTTCGGCGGCGCGAACGTCGGATCGGCCGCAGTGTCAGCCGTCGAGCGCGACGTGAACGGATGCAGGATGCGCGAGCTTGGGCCGCTCGTGCTCCAGTCCGGGCCAGCAGTCGTATCCGCGCCATCGTCAAGCAGGTGCGAGATGCCGTACTTCCACGCGAAGTAGCCTTCGATGCGCTCGACTTCCGTGTCGCTCACGCTGTCGTCGTGCGAGCCGGTGTAGTCGGCCGACGAGTGCATGTTCACGTCCGGGATCGTCGCTACCTTGGCGATGTTGTCCGCAGGGTCCGTGTACTGCTGAACTACTAACAACTCCGAAATTGACACTGACGGCCCAAACGTGCCGTCGTCTTTGCAACCAAGAACGGCAAGCACGTCGAGCGCGGACCAAGTGTTGATTCCGAGCCACTTGTTGACCGTAGCGCCGTTCACGCGGAAGTAAGACGCTTGGTATCCCGTCCCGCCCGAGTTGGCGTCAAGCAAGACCGTGATGATCGCAGCCCCGAGCGTGTTGGTGGCAAACCCGTTCTTGTTGGTCGTGAACGGATCAAGCGTACCCGTCCCGGAGCCGCGTTCCTCAAACGGGACAGAGATCGCCCCAGCCGTGCCCGTGCCGCTGCCGTCATAGGCGTTCGTAGAAGCCGTGTTGAGATAGCAAGCGTTGGCCCCAGTTCCAGTCGTTGCGCTGTTGCTGTTCTCTTGCTGCCAAAGACGCCCCTTCTTGCTGCTGTCCTCGCCGAACTGCACCACGGCCACGATCAAGTAGCCCTTGCGGTTGGGGAACAGCATCGGCGACGAGTCGTTGGCGCTCGCAAGATCGCCCACGCTCGGGTCCGAAATCAGCCGGTATCGGTTGCCGTCAAGCTGCACAGACGGCTGGCCTCCAAGACCGAACGACTTGTAGCGCGGAGCGATGTACTCCAGCCCGTCGAGCGAGCCGCCGCTGATGGTCCGCACGTCCTTGCTGAACCGCAGCACGCCGCGCCCGCGCGTATCCTTCCATTCCTCCACGTCGTCGCCGTTGGACAGCTTGAGGTCGGCCGCGCTGAGCCACACCCACTTGCGCCTGTCCCACTGGTCGAGCTTGGTCGGATCCCAGCGCTGCGCTCGAAACACAGACGTGTGGTTCTCAAGGCGCGGGTCGTAGTAACGCTTGTCCGTCGCGCCCACGCCCCAACCCTGACGCCACGAGTGGGCCGTGAACACGTTGCCCTTGTCGTCAACGTCGATGTCGTTGATCGGATACCCAACCTCGCGGCGCAGGGCCACGTCGGGCCCGCTGCCAGCGATCAGGTTCTCGTACGCCACGAACTCCGATCGCCCAGAGTCCGCGTAGTTCAGCGCTGCGTAGAGCTTGTCGTCCTTGAGCGTCAGCCGCTCGCAGTACGCGCCGGGCAGGATCTCCCAGCGCTTCACGAGGTTCTTCTCCTCGTCGGGCTGGTAGCACCGGATCCACGCCGTCGCCTGTGTCCCGCCCGAGCTCACGCCGACGTAGATGATGTCGAACTCGTCGATCACCAGCGCGCGCGCGATCTGGCCCTCTTCCTGCACAGGAAGCGTGAACGAGAACACCAACACGCCGTCGCGGTTGTACTTGTGAAGCGTCGAGCCATCGAGCACGTACTTCGCGCCCTGACTGTCGTGCTTGATGTTGAGCGGAGTGACGCCGCTAGGGAGCGCCGTGCTCCAGTCCGCAAGGTCTCCGGCTGAATTGGTGACCGCGTCCGAAAAGTCTGTCTGCCGCGCGTCGTACGTGACCTGCACCAACGCGCGCACCGGACCCGCCGCAAGCGCCGCCTCGCTGTGCGCGGTGAATCCTGCACGCTGGCCGCCCCGGATGCGGTTCGTGACCGGATCCTTTGCTCGCTCGTTCTGAGCGTCGCGCGTCGTCATCGGCGGCTGCTCGTCGTGCGAGTAGTTGTCGTTCAGGCCGCCAATCGGGTACGGGAGCGGGGATTGGGGCATGGGCTATCCCAGCGTCACGGGGCCGTTGGGGTAGTACAACCAACCCTCCTCAATGCCACGCGATGACTGCACAGCGCCGCCCATTTGACGCTCGGGGCTGCTTGTCTGTAGCGCATCTTCCGCTACGCAGTCCATGAACATCGGAGAGAGCTTGATGCTGGCAAGCCGATCGGCAAGAGATCCAAGGTCGTGCTCGTCATAGCCCTGCACGACGGCGCACGCGATCTCGATGTACAGCATCTCCATGTACGCCGGGATCGGGACAACCTCATCGTCGTCGCCAAGCTCGCGCCACTTCGCAAAGTACCACAGCGACGTGTCAGAGATTGCCTCTGTCGGCGTCGGGTGAAGCTCTAGCCGCGGCTTGATCCCGCCGCCTTCCGCAGCCGCGTACACCAGCGCTCCATAGAAGCGGTACGGGCCGATGGGGAGAATGTTCGCCGAGCGCAGCTCTGCCAAGCGCTGCTCACTCACAATGCGGAAAATCCTCCAGCCGGGCTGCGAAGAGTCCTGCGGCGTAACCTCTCGGCCAAAGTCATCAGGGAGATCGCACCAACTGACGTTGGCGCGAAGCCGAATGGTTGCCGGCGGCCGAAGAAGCCAGCGCCACTCGTTCATCGACACGAGCTGCCGCCCTGCGTAGTTGCAGAGCGGCAGCATCGAAAGCGACGGCTCGCCATCGAAACGGCGTCGGACAATCCGCTCAACGTCTCGAATGGCAAGTGTCATGGCTACGCCACAGCGTCAAGGTACGCGATGCCGTAGCCGTACTCGCCGTTGAACACGCAAGTCGTGGCAAGGTCGTTCGTCCCCGAAGTCGCCAAAGCGAATCCGAGACACTTGAGACCCTTGGTCAGCGTGTTCGTCACGGTCTTTGCGCCAGACACCGGGAAGATCGCGCGTCCGTAGGTGAGCGCGCCGCCCGAGACCGGCTTGATCCTGACGATGCCGCTGAGCTGAACGCGGACAACCGTGTTGTCAGCGCCAGCGCCTTCGAGCAGGTCGACCACCACCGCGAACACGGCCGGGGCCGTGCCAACAGTCGTAGCGTCAACCTGACCGCCAACGCCAGGAACGGTGGCGCTTGCAGCGCCGGGCGTCTTGACGCTCGCAAGCCAAGTGTTCGCGGTACCAAGTCCGACCGAAACTGGAGTCGTTTCGTTCGGGTCCGTGTACTCGTTGCCAGCGTCGGTGTGATCGAACTGAACCAGTTCGTTGAGCGCCAACGTGCCGCCGCTGCGGTTGGTCACGTAGGCAAACCGTTCTTCGGGGGCGTACCCCAGACGACCGGGGAAATGAAGAGAAGAAGCCATGTGTTCTGCCTCCGATCAGGGGATGGTGTAGTCGCTGCCCGGCGTCAGGATGAACTGACGGGCACGGCTGCGACAGACGAGGTTGCCGTAGGTGACGTACGGGACGACGTGCGTAGTCGGTTCCTCGCGGGAAACCGGGACCTCGCGCTTCGTCATGTACTTGTCCTTGTGCCACACGGTCGTCATGTACTTCGGGTGGATGCCGTAGTACCGGGGACCAGTGAGGTCCGCAGCCGCTTCCGTTGCGAAGCCGCTGCTGCCGTTGTCGTACAGGGCCGCGCTGTCGAGCTGCGCGATGTAGACAACCGAGAAGCCCGCGTAAGTGGGCTGCATCCACGGGTCGTGCATGTCCTGCCAGCGATCGTTCTCGCTGCGGTACAGGTGGATGAGCCGCTTCTTGCCGCCAGCCGAGCACGCGATGAACGGCTTTGGAGTGGAGTCGAGGTTGGGATCCTCGAAGTACTCCTTCATCACCGGGGGCGGCTCCCAGTCCATCTGGTCGAACGCGCCGTCCAGCGTCGAGATCACGTTCTCGATGTTGTTCGCCGCGAAGCCAGAATTGGCCGTCGTTCCGTAGGTGAACTTCTGCGGAGCCCAGTTGGTTGTGCCGGCCGTGACGCCCTGGATCGTGCTCCAAGTGCCATCGGTCGCCGGAGGCGTGCCGCTGGAGAACTCGTTGATGAAGCACGGAATGCTCATCATCTCGGTCGCGTCAGACCCAGTGCCCTCCATCAGACGAGCCGAAGGCTGCGCCCAGCACGCGCGTTCCCAATAGTTCATCTGGTCAGTCCACAGGTCTTGCTGCTTCGCGAACCAGATGTCCTTGTACTTGGCGTAGCGCGCCTCGCTCGACATCTCGGATCCAGCTTGGAGGTCGATTTCCTCCTCGTACCAGAGCATGTCGGTGATGAAGAACCGCCAGTGCTGCGTCCAGAGCGTACCGGGCTGCGGAGCCGAGTAGCTTTGGCGCGAGATGCCGGGCTTGTACGTGCGCGCCCGAGCGTTGGACTGGAGGAAGATGTAGTCTTGAATGTTCAGGCCGCCTTGCAGCGTGCGAGACATCTGTTGACCGCGAAGCAGGTAGCCCAGCGTGCGATAGTTTCGCCGCTGAGCGTCGTTCACCGCTTCCTTGGCCCCCGTGAGAAACGTGGGGCCGGTGGTGTTGGTGAACAACTCGAAGCTATGAAGCCCGGTCGTCACATTGACGGCCATAGGATCACCTCAGTTGTTGGTTGTGAGCGTTACGATCCGAACGCCGCACGGGCTTCTTCTGCCCCACCACCGGCTTCGATCACCTTGAAGGCTGCGAATGCACGGTCATCCCAAGACTTTGCCTTAGGAGGAGTTTTGTTCTCGACGGATTGAAGCTGCCCGTTTTCGCGCAGGTCGGACTTCCTTGCGCGGAACTCAGCCGCCTCAGCCAAAAGTCGCGTCCCGCCCACAGCCAGCGATGCGTCGCGCAGGGCTTCCACGAAATCCGTGTAGCCAGTCGTGCGACCGTCACCGAAAAGCTGCAACGCGCGGGGAACGACCTTCGCCTCGAAATCGGCCTCGTCGGTCAGCCGCCGGACATCTTCCGGCAGCTTGCTTCGCAGTTGCATGGCCTGCATGGACACCACAAGACCGCCAAGCTGCTCCAACTTCGCCGAGAGGGCGCGGTTTTCGTCAGCAAGCGATCCAGTAATGGCCTCGGCATACTTCTGCAAAGCGGGCTCGGCTTCTTCCCCAAACATGTCGACAAGGGGCTTGACCGCTGCCTTCAAGTCGATCGGTTGGCGCTCCGGCGCTTTCGGCGCGGGTTGCTCCGTCACTTGCGGCTTGGCTGCTTCACCCTTGGGAACCTGTCGAGCAAGCTCGTCGAGTTTTTGGCTGTAGGACGCCTGACGCTTGGAAGCCGCCTCGCCAAGCGCAATCACACGATTGCGCCCAAGGGCGGCCAAGTCGTCGGGGCGTAATCCGTCGAGCTGAAGGGCCTTGACGGCATGTTCGTAGGCGCTGTCTGCGCGAACGTCTTGCGCCGCTGTTTCCTTCGTCGACTTCGTTTCTTCAACCACGGGCGCAGCCTCGCTCGTGGCAGTTGCTTTGGTCTCGGCCTTCTCGGCCTTCTCGGTTTTCTCGGCCTTTGCCGGCCCAGGCTTCTTGTCACCGATGCGCTGGGGAACGGCGTCCCCGCGTCTGTCGGCTTCCTGCTTGAGCACGAGGTTGAACGCCTCGACGCTCCGATCCTCGTGCGACGCGAGCGTTTGGCCGGGGTCTTGGTTGACCACAGCGGCCAAGCGGTCCGACTCCTGCTGGGTCGTCTGGATTGCGTCAGTCTGGGTCATACTTGTACTTGCCCCCGCTTCGAGCTGAAAACTCGCGGATCTCTCTGTTGTTCACGAACACACCCTGCCCACGCTCGTTGACGCGCGGGTACGGACACGGCTCGCCAGAGGCTCGGTTCCATCGCGGAAGGCTTCTAGCTACATGGTATCCGTCGTTCTCAGACGTGGCAACTACCCTAGTGGAGAGCACCCGCGTGTACCGCACCCCATCGCGCACGATCGTGGCCCCCAGCTCCGGCCGCTCGTCCACGCTGAACCACTCCTCGTGGGCGCGGCCGTCCTTCGACTCGAACAGGTAGAGCGGCATGGCTAGGTCCCCACCTTGGAAGTTCGAGCTTGGCCGATCGTGTTGCGCGCACGCGGCTTGTCGGTGGCCTTGTCCACGCGGCGCTGGAGTCGGTTGCTGCTCACGCCACGGTCCGCAGGCTGCTGGCCAACTGGACGGCCTCCGGGGCGGGGCTGCGCAACCTGTCCAGCGGACACCGGCGTCGCGCCCAGGGCTTGGACCGCCATGAAGTTCTCGTTGGCTTGATCGGGGAACACGCGCGCCGACAGCCCAGGCTCGCCGAAAGCCTTGCCAAGCCGGTCAAAGTGCGCGCGCCAGTCAGTCGCGTCGGGGAACTGCGCCATGAGCGGGATCGCGTTGGACACAAGCTGGAAGAACTGCATTGCGTTGCGCTGCGACTGAGCTTGGTCGAACCGCTCCATCGACGCGGGCTCGATCTGAACGTCCAGCGTCTCAAACGGGACGCGCTCGCCGCTGTAGTCGTCGGGGATCTCGACGCCAGGGAACATCTCGCGCAGGCGCTTGGCCGCATCCGAGACCGATCCACCGATGTACAACTGCCCCGCGCCAGTTTGGATCGCCGTGCGGTCGTCGTGGTGCAAGAACCAAGCTGCGCGTTCCATCGCATCGCGCATGTGCGCTTGGTACTGGCGCTTGACGAACGCCATGCGAACGTCGGCAGCTCCAGACGCGATTGCGTTCTCGGTCGCTGTCGCGTCGCCCGTGGCCGCTCCGCGCAGCGCGTCCGACAGGCTGGAGTTCTTGTCGAGCAGGTCGCGGGCCATGTTGCGGTAGACCGCCATCGCCTCGTCGATGCCGCCAAGGCCAAGCTCCGCAACTTTCTGCTTGTCGAGCCCCTTCACGAGCAAGAACTCGCCGTCCTTCGCCGCGTTGATCCGCTTCGCGTCGTTTGCGCTAAACGCATCGCCGAGCACTAACCGCTTGCGGCGGGCCGCAGCCTCGCGGATCGCGCGGCTGTGGTTGTTCAAGTCTTTCACCTGCGTCTGAACCGGATACAGCGCAGACATCGGCCACGGCTCGTCGGGAACAACGTGCGTGCCGAACACCACCGCCGGGCCTGTCGGCGGGCCGTAGTACGGGCGAGGCTTGCGGATCTCCGCATACTTCTCACCGCCACGCCCGCACGCGATCGTCCGAATGGTCCCATGAAATCCGTGCTGAGGCCCGAGCGACTCGTCAAGCTCCTCCTCAGGGATCCAGACCTCGTAGAACACCAATTCGTTGCGCTCGACGTTGCGGAAACTCTCGCGGTTCGGGCGTGCTTTGCGCAGGTCAACACCCGTCGCCATTTCCTCGATTGCCTTCAAGTTCCAGCCGCGCTTGGGGAAATCCTTGGCTTCCCGAATGAGGCTGTCCTTGTCGCGGATGACCATGAACGAGTGCCAGCGCGCCAACTTGGGATCGACGCAGATCGAATCCATCGCGTGGCGGTTCTGCGGCACGCGGACCATCTGCGGCATCATCGGCATGTCCATCGAGCCGTTGGCGTTCACCCACCCTGGTACCGCCTGCGGCTGAGCGCGCTGGTCAATGCGCGCCACGCCCCACGAGATGCACTGGTCGATCGCAAGCTGGATGCCTACATCACGAACGCGCGTCTTGCGGATCCAGTAGTTCTGCGCGTACTCAAGCTCGGCAGCGTCAGCGCTCGGAGGCGTCGACGTGATCGAAACAACCGGGTTCTCGAAGATCATCTGAGGGACGATCAACGTGATGTACTCGAAGGCGTGATTCTCCGGGTCGTCCAGAGCCGAGTTGCCTTCGTACGTGTTGGTCACGTACTGGTGGAAGATTGCGCGAGACGAAGCTAGCCGCTTGTCGCGCAATTCTTCACCGGCAAGGATCTCTTGCGTCAAGTTCTTCGGGCTGGTGTCAAGCATGGCTAGTTCATTCTCCAGTCCCAGCCCAGGGTTTCGTAGTCGCCAAGCCAATGGCCCATCGTGCCGGGCTTGAAGATGGTTCGATCGTGGGTAACCGTCTCAGACCTACCCCAAGCAAAGATGTGGAAGTAGACCGCAGCGTCGACCGCGTGGTCCGCGCATGACGGGTCGATCTCTTCCTTGATGATCCCTTTAGGCCCAACAGCATCGCGCCAGACGCAGTTGGGAAGCTCTTCCTCGAAGCACGTCGCCTTATTAGCCGACGCAAGGTTGGGGTCTTTCCCGTAGCGCAGCGCGTTGCTGAGCAAGAACGTCCTCGGGCCTCCCTCTGTTTTGGCAAAGCCCCATCGCAGTTGATCGAAGCCGTACAGCTTGCCCTTTGCCTTGTTCGCCGGATGCAGAAACGGACCTTCTCCTCGCCCCATGAACTCCCGGCATCGGTCGTTCAGGAACGCGATGTTTCCAGCGTCGGCGCAGTCCGCAACGCCAGTCTCGAACGGGAACTCTTCGCGCAGCGATCGGATCGCACGCGCCCATTGGTCAATCTGCCAGTTGGTCTTGTAGACCTCGGCTACCCGGAACAGCATCCGATGCTCGTCGTTCACGCCCCAGACTTGCACAACTCCGGGCGCTCGATAGCCAAAGTCCATACCGACGCCGTACCAGTCGATCGGGATGCGACGCCCCCACTTAGGTACAACCAGCGTGTGCCCCATCAGCGGCTCTTTTTCGATCAATCCGTCGATGATGTGCACGCTGTCGTCGTACTCGTCGAACACAACGCCCTCGGCCGCGCACCACTCGCCCAAGTAGTCGCGGCGGTATCGGTGTCCCGTCAGCGCCTTCAAGCCTTGGATGAACGCCTCGCCCTCGCGCGTCCAAGCCTTGCGCGTCTCGCTGTACAGAGCGGGGTTGTCCTCGAAACGGCTCTTTAATCGCTCAAAGCGACCTTCGTTCGCAAAGCGATTGAGCCAGTGGCCCGGCTGCTTGGGGTTGGTCGTCGTGATGAACATCTGGAACGGCGCTCGGAAGCTGCGCAGCGTTCCAAGCATCGTCTCATACCCATCCGGGGTATCCGACTCCGTCCCTTCCTCGTGGTACACGATGTCGAACGTGCCGCCACGGATGCGGTCCTGTTGGTCGAGGCCGGCAAGGTGAATCTCGCTGCCGTTCTCGAAGCGATACACGCTGCGACCCTCTGGCTTAGGTCCGTTCAGCGCCGGCTCGCCGGCCGGCATACACTTCTCCAACGTCTTTAGCGTCGAGGTCGACATCGACTCGCGCTTGTTGCGCGAAACGAGGATTTGGATTCCGGGGAAGGCGTAGCAGAGCGCGTACAGGATCGACAGGACCGCAAAGCTCTTGCCCGTCCCGCGCGGGCCTTCGACCATCACCGAGATGACCTTTGACCCCTCGTTCCAGTTGAGCAGCCGATACGCAAGGTCGTTCGCGCACCCGCGCAAGCTAATCGGAACGTCTGTGGGACGCTCAACCTCGTCCACTTGCCAGTCCGCGTAGTCCACCATCACGCGCTCCCCATCGGCAGGAACTTGATCTGGTGGACCGAGTACAGCCGCCCGTAGCTCGCCGTCTCGAACGAAAACTCGAACCGGTACGTCAGCGCCCTGTGCTTGAACGTCGCGTAGGGCAGGACGTACTTGAAGTTCCAGCCCGTCGTGTCCTTCTGCCAGTCAGTCGTCGACAGCGTCGAAAACACGTACCCGGCCGCAGCCGCAGCGTCCACGATGCGACGCCCGCTGCGATCGTCCGATCGCTCGAACACCCGCAGCGTCCAGCTCGTCACGTCGCCGGGCACGATCGCGACGCCTCCGGGCCGCACCACGCGGTCCAAGAAGGTCACGTCCGAGCCCTCGAAGTGCTCTGCGGTCCAAATGCGCTGCGCCATCAGCTCACCGACTCCCCGGCTACCGAGCCGAACGAGACCGACTGACCCATGACCGAACCGAACGAGACCGACTCGCCGGCGGGTTGGATGTAGGTGGCGAAGAACGACGGCGAGAAATCAACTGCAAGCGCCGCAGCGCCAACCGATCCACCAACGCCCAACCCGTTGAAGAAAAGAATCGTCACCGTACCAGACGTGTCCATGACCGCAAATGCAAACGATCCCGACACGCCGACGCCGTTGATGGCAAGCGCTGGATTGGTGACAGTGCCAAGGCTGAACGATCCACCTACGCCAACGCCAGAAAACGACAGCGCCGGATTGCTCAGCGACGACGACAGCCCCCAAGACGTTGAAACACCAACGCCTTCAAGGCTAACAATGACACCTTCGCCTGTGGTCATCAGGTAATGAACAGTTTGATTGACCCAGCCGCAGCGGTCGGAATGTTGCCAGCCGCGACCGTGATCGACGATTTCTTGACGAGCAGCACCGGGCCAGAGCTGGTCAGCGCCGAATTGAGCGTGACCGACTCAGACGCATCCGCAGACAACGTGCGCTCAAGCCCGCTTCCGGTCGTAAACGCGCTCCCAAGGTTGCCGCTGTACGGCTGGAACACGTAGACCTCATCGGTCGCAACCAATCCGTGCCCGCTCTCCAGAACAACCACGTCAAGCGCTCCGGTTTCGACGAAGCCCAGCTTGAAGTTGGTCGATGTTGGCACGATCGGTCCGTAAGCAATGAACGTCCCACCGGTCGAGGCCGTCCACATACCCCAGTACTTGCACGTCACGCCGGTGCTCGCGCCGCCGGCCGTCGGCCATTGGATCGAGAAGGCGTTGCTCCACTGATACAAGTTCCCGTCCGGGGTTGAGACGACGGCCGTTGACCACCTAGGCGCGGAAAGACTCTGCGTGCGAGAATAGGACGCGCGCGCATAACCCTCGTACTCGGCCGCAGTCGGCTCGCCAAGCCCGGCAGATGTCGGCGGAAGCGAGTGCAGCGACATGTAGAGCGGCGGGACCGTCGTTGATGGTCCAGCGATCTGGAACGCGTCCGCAATCGCGTTCACGGACGGATCCGACTCGTTGTTCAGCAGCAGGTTCCCGATGAAAAGCTGCCCGCCTGTAGTCCAAAGGCCCATCAGTCGATCTCCACTCCGTTGTTCGCCATCCAGTCCAACGCCGCCTGCGCCCGATCGTGCGTCGAGTCGTAGAAGGTGCAGGGCGCGTCGCCGCTGATCTCAGCCGGATACTCCGATCCGAGGTAGTACACGTCGGGGTTGGCGATGCCACGCGCTGCGAACAGCGCCTCGCGCGCACTTGCAACCGCCCCAGCGCCCGCCACGTGATGCGGCGTCACGAGGTCTTGGAACGGGCCGTAGTCCGCCGCCTTGAGAACCTCCGTGCTCTGCGCGCGCGTCAGGAACGTCTTGCGCGTGTCGTTGCCGGCAACCGTGTAGGCCGTGATCGTCGCGCTGCCGAGCGTCAGGTTGCCCACCCACTGCGCCAGGAACACCGACGCACCCGGCTCCGCGTACACCCTCAGCACACCGCCGCCAAGGTCCACGATCTTCTTGACCGTCGCTGTAACGCTCGGGGTCGCCGCCACGCTGATGCTTGTCGCGCCCGCGAACGAGCCCGTCGACGCGCTCACAGCGAACGTCAGGCCCGATCCGAAGTAACTTGCTTCGAGGTTGCTCGAACCGGATGTGTTGATGAGCAGCGAGACGTACGTGTTCTCGTTCGCGTCCAACTCCACGAGCTTGAGCGGCCCAATGTCGCGCAGATTCTCGCGCCGCACGCGGCTCAAGCGCGTAGCGTTCACGATCGCCTTATTGCCCGCGTCGTCGCCTAGTACGCGCCCAGAGTCTCCGATGAACGGCAACGTGTTTGCGCTCAAATCGTCGCCGTACGTCATGAACTCAGCCGGCAAGTCGTCGCACCACGCGCCCTTGATCCGCCCGTCAGCCTCGACCGCAAACGGTCCAAAGTTGCGCCGGAACAGTGAGTCGTACGGGACGTGCCCGCGCGGAGCCAGCGCCACCATCGCAGCGTTCAGCGCGCCCGCGCTCGGCCCCGCCATGAAGTAGCCGCGATAGTCCACCGGAAGCGTGCGGCCGCGCGAACCCGTAATGCGCCCATCTAGCGCGTGCGTCTGCATGAACTGAACAGCGCGCTGCATGAACATCCAGTTGTGCGGCTCGCGCACCGTCGGATGGTGCCGCGACGTAAAGATCGGCTGCGGCCCGTTCGGGTACTCAGCTCGGATGTACGCGATGTTCGCGTCCAGCATCGCCTCGATGAACGCCGCTGACTCGCCAGCTCCAGCGTCCGGGTCGTAGCCCCACCTGTCCCATCTGTTCGGCTCGCTGATGTTGCCGCCGCCGCGATTGTAGATCCACGCCGCAATCGCATCGCCATCGGGCAGAAACACGTCCAGACCGCACCACGGGTGCTCGTCTGAGTACTGGACGTGGTAGTCGGCCGTGCGCGCCGTGTACGTCGATCGTGCGCCAGGCATGTCAGCGGCTCCCCGCGTCGATCAGCTCGGCGCTGTAGGTGTTGATCTCCAACTCGCAGTCACCTGAAGGCGGGCCAGTCACCGCGAGCCGCGCCGCCACGTTGATCGGATGCGGGCCCATGTCGACCATCTCAGCCTCAATGTCCGTGTTCGTCTCCAACTGCCCCTCGACATTGAGAGCGTCGGCGCCGGGTCCGCCGGAAATCGTGATCGTCGTGCTCGTCGCCGCCGTGATCGTGTAGTACGTCCCAGCGGTGAAGCCCGTGCCGCTCTTGATGAGCACGCGCGCTCCGCTCCACCACGTCCAGCCGACCAAGTCCTCGCTCGAAAGCGTCGTCACGCCAGTCGCCGCCACGTAGCTGCCGCGCACAAACCGAGGGCCCCGAATCTTGGTCAACGACTGGATCGGAGTGACCTCAAAATTCCACGCCGTCCCAGCCGGGCGCTCATAGTACCCGCTGAACGTCAGCGAACCGCTCGCTGGAGTGTAGCTCGGGAAAGATGCGGCTGCGGCGGACGTGAGAACGATAAAGTCCCCGCTCGCATCTTTGCTCTCGACCTCAAAGAACCCAGGCGCGAAGTCCGGCAAATGCGCCCGAAGGTACGTCCCGTCGTTGTTCGCGGCCGAGTTGATGCACACCTTGATGCCAGCCGAGTGCGTGAAGTTCGTCCACGCACCCGTCGCCGTCAGCGTCCGCGCCGCAGCGTTCCACACCAGGTTGCTCACCGTTGTCGTGCGCACGTAGCGCCACGTCTTGAGCGTCAGCGCGTCACCACGCACGATCCGCTCGTCCTCTAGAAGCGAGCGCACCACCAGCGCGCGATGCGCTTGGTCGTACCACAGCACCTCCGCGATCGGCGTCGTCTCCGCGTTGCGGTACACGTACGTCATCGTCGCACGGCGACCGTTGCTCGACTCGCCATGAGCCTCGACGCCCTGCACCGAACGCAACGGGTAGTCGTACTCGCCCGCGTTGACCAACGCGCTCCACATCAGCGCGTCGCCGTTCAACCGCACCACATCCCAGTCGCCACCCCAGTCGAACCGCGACGAGTAGTACGCGTCGTAGTCGTTCGTGCCGTCGTTGTAGTACGCAACCTTCGCGCGCGCCTGTGGAGCTCCAACCGACACCAAACCCGTCGCCGTGTCGTCGCTCGAACGACCAGGGAACGTCCTCGACAGCGCGCCACGGTACTCCTTGAAACCACCGCTCGATTGTGCGCCAAACGCCACTGGGCCCACAGTCTCCGTCAGCGGGATCCAACGCATCAGCGCCGACGCACGAATGCCCGTCTCAAGGTTGTCGCTCGAACCGTCCGCGTCCAGCACAACCTCAAACTGCAAGACCCCAAAGTCGTCCATGTCCACACCCAACGGGTCCGTGTAGCTGAACGACACCTCGTCCGCGTCCGTCGCAATGTTGAACACAGACCCGCCACCACGCGACAAGCTCAGCGTCGCCGTAGTCGGCGTCGGCTTGCTGGCGATGTAGTACACGTTCGTGTACAGGAATGACAGACCCGTCGCGTCGCTCGTCACGTCGAACAGCGCGCCCCCAGGCGTCAGCGACAACTCAGCCGTCGTCGATGTCGGCTTGGTCTTGATGTAGTACGTCACCCCAACCGCAAGACCACTCGCGCCAGCCTCAAGGCACAGCAACGCGTCACCCACAGACAGTGACGACAAGCCCGCCACGCTGATCACATCCGTCGACGCCGTAGCCGACACCGCAGACAGCGTCACCGGAGCGTTCGCCGAAAGACCACTTCCATCGCCCTGCAAGCAAACAAGCTCGTCCCCCACTACACGCGACGCAAGCGACGGATGACTAATCTGATCCGTCGCCGCCGTCGCGTCGCAGTTGCGCAGGTAGCTCGTCCGCGCCTCAACGTCAAACGTCCACTCCATCGCGAACAACGACTTGCTCGCGCCAACGCTCACCACCGCCTCACCATCGGCCGCAACCGATGTCACAACCGTCGCCAAGCTCTTGTCCAAATACAACTCGTAGCGACCCTGGTTCGCGCCAGCAAGCGCGTCAACCCAGTAAGCCTGACCACCCTCAATGTCAGGCCAGTCCGTGGAATCCTTGTCGTACTTGCAGAAGTACAGCGCGCGCGAGTCACCGCTGAACGAGTCACCCAATGACCCGCCAACAACTCGCAAATCGCTCCCGTCCAGCACGAACGTGTTAGCCCTCGGGCCGCCGCCAGGCGTCCAACCAATCGCCGTCAACTGAGGCGGATAGAAACCAACGTCCGTGTGGTTCGAACCCAAGCTCCTGAACACACTCGACCAAGGGTCCAACACCAAACGCACACGCACACGACCGTCAACGTTGTACGCGCCAGGGAAGTTAGCGCTTTCAGAGTCGTACGGATGCACGCCAAGGTCCGCGAACTTCGCGCGACCCGACATGCGCAACACACACCGCGCGCCACCACCAAGACCGTGCGCCGGCAACGTAAACGTCTCATAGTCCCAGTACTTGCTCTGCCAGAACGTGAACGAGTCGGTACTGCTCGTGCCAGGAAGGTTGAACTGATTGCCGCTGCCAGACGCCCCCATCGGCGCACCAATCGGCGTGTACGTCTCCTGGTAGAACCCCAAGCACAAGTACCCCTCCGTGTCCGCGTTGTCAGCGCCCGGCCATTTGCCGCTCACCTCAGCAAAATCAACGTCGATCGGGTCCAGCAGCGTGATCGTGTCGTCGTCCGGAATGCTCGCAACCTTGTAGATCCCAGGCACCCAGCCAGTGCCCGACTTGATCACCACGACCA